ATTCTTTGAATGCCTCTTTGTCTTTCTTCTTGATGGCATCATTTAGTTTCTTGGCATCATTGTCGAGAACTTTCTTAGCCCAGTCCATGAAGAAAATCTCCTTGAACACAGCACGGTCAATCTCAATTACTTCAAACTCTCCACTTATGTAAGCGGACATTTCTTCGATGATACGCGCCTCTGCCTCTGTAAAAGAGACAGCATCAACAACGTATGTTTCCGTTACTTTCTTTTGCAGTCCATCTTCCATAGTTTTCTCGTAGCGGATTTTACAGATGAACCAGTTTGCTGTTCTACTTCTCATGATTTAGTTGTTTTGGTTTGTTTCTTCTGTTACAATATCGTCCAGCGTACTATGTATGCTGGTTTCAATAGTGCCGATGTGTTCCGTGATGATGTTCTCAATGTCTGCACGCTTGATTTTGAGTGCGACTTCTGAGCCATCAGCGAAACGTAGGCGCATTTGACAATCCATGTCGGGATTGTTCGTCAACTTGTCCTGTGCTTGCAGCAGTGAAGCGCGAGAGCAGAACAGCGGTTGGAGTTCGGGAATGAAATCTTTTGTCATACTGTTTTGATTTTATTGGTGAATAATAAGTGAATTATCTCCGGCTATCCCCTGTGAGTGGGATAATGTTGTAGGTCTTGAAGCGGTCGAGCAGTCGCCCGAAACCATCTTTGTACTTCTGTTTCAGTTGCTCATTTGTGAGATTGGTGGTAAGGTGAGCCATTTTGTGGTACTGCGTCCAAATCTCGTTGCGAGCATGAAGAAACTCGTTGGTGAGTGTTTCGGTGTCCGTGCCGTAGAACTTGGTAGATTGTACGCCGATGTCGTTGAGGCAGATGTTTACCGGTTCACACTTGAACCCCTTGTTTTCCTCCTCATTGAAAGTGTAGCGGTCGAGGTTGTTGTGCAGCGTGTAGTAGTTCACCATCTGCGTTACGGAAAGGTTATGGAAGAAACGAGGGTTGTCTGTAATGTGCAGGTACTCCGAAAATACTTGCATGAGCAATGTCTTACCAGTTCCGACAGCCCCTTGCAACATGATATGCTTGTGCAGTTTATAGCCACGTCCGGGGAACACATCTTCAGCGAGCGGACAGCCGTTGAAGTAGTAGAGCAAGAAGCGCAGCACGTCCCGGTTGTTATCATCGACCACGAACTTGCGTCGCTGGTGAGCCAACACTACGTTGTTTGCCACCCACATGAGCGTTTTGGCATGAGCGTCAAACACTTCCTTGATGGAAAGGTCTTGTGACTTCTCTTTTTCCTGCTGCATCTTTTTCCATGCACGTTCCACGCATTGGTTGAGTGTGCTGATGTGCATCCGTGCGAGAGCCGCTTTCTGTTGTGCCTCACGCTTTTGTTCCTCTGTCATTTGCTTATCTTCCATTGTTGTAATTTAGAGGGTTATACATCTTTGCTTCCAAAGCCACCGTCATACTGATAGTCGGCAGTTGATGGCGGAACTGTTTCTATGGAGGTCTTGCCCTTTGCCTGTTGCTTGTCTTTAACCTTAATGCGCATTGTGGCGATAAGATGTTTAGACCAGTCGGTGTAGTCGGTATGTTCTTTTTTGGATATTTCCCATTCCGCAACAACTTCCTTTGCCACCTTGCGTATCATTGTAATGTCGTCGGGTTTCAGTCCGAAGTTCATTAGCAATACTTCAAGATTACTGGCGTTCTCTTTGCCAAAGAAGCGTTTGAGACAGGCTTGGTTGTCGGCTGGGTGTGTCGTTGGTGTAGGTTTTGGAGTGGGCGCAGAAGCAGCTTTCGGTTGTGGCTTAACTTCCTTGTCCTGTTTTCCTTGTTCTTTCTTCCAACGGTTTTTCATGCCAATCTTACCACCCTCGGAACGCTGACGGTGCAGCGTGTCCTTGATGTCCATACGTCGAGTGAAACTTTCCGAATAGAAACACTTACCATCATCGGTAAAGGTAAATAGCCCGAAGTCCTCAACAACTGACTTGACAATGGCAGCATCCACACGAAGGTCAAAGGCTATCATGTTATAATCTTTGGCACTCATGTAGTCGGCTTCCTCCCTCAACCGCTCCAGTATCATGAAATACACGCCATACCCTGCTGCCCCTTGCTTCATGCGCAGTCGCACCAGTTTCTCATCGTTGCGTGCATTACTATCGTGGGAGAAATAATTTGTTGATTTTATTTGCCGCGTAGCCATATCGTCAAGTTTTTATCGTTCTGAAATTCTTATGCCGTGAACATGCAACATGAGTTTCCGCTTGATGCGGTACACATCAGTTCTCATTCCCTTTGTGTCCTCGACCACCGTCTTTCCGTCCTTGTCGGTATAGACAAAATCAGCGATGTAGTTACAGGCACGTTCAAGCACTTTGCCATCGGCACCTCGTTGTGCCGGTATGAGTTCGTAGGAAACCTGTTCACGCAGATTGGAGATAAGCCCTGCTCGTTGCATCAGTCGCAATTCGTTGGCGCGTCTGTGTTCCTTTCGTGAGTCATAGCCACCCGACTTCTGAGCGTGATACTTGTTGTTTCCCTTGCTCTTACGGAAGTATTGCATAACGTCCATGATGGTTGATACGTTCTTTAAGTTCGTTATAGGCAATGAATTTCACTTGCTTGGTAGGTGGCAGCATCATCGTTGTGCCTTTGCTGATGTTGCGTGCTGGCTTGGCTGCACGCTGCACTGTCTTGATTGTGCCGAAGCCACGCAGCAGGATAGGTTCATCCTTGGCGAGTGCGTCTTCAATAATTTCAATGATACCCTCTACGGCGTGAGTAGCCTGTGACGGGGTGAGGTTGGAACGATTTGCCAGTTCCTTTGCGATTTCTTTTCTTGTCATAACTTCAAATTTTTAGAGTTTATAATTTACGTTCAAGTTTCTGTTTCATTAGTCGCATGAGCCTTGCCTTGTTGAGCATCAGCAGGTAGCCGCGTTTCTGCTGGCTTCGCCGTTGGCATTCCTCATCTACGAGCGTTGCCGCATCATCGAGAAAACCGATGATTGCTTTGATGTCAGTCTTGCATATCTCCATCGTCATTGTCTGGGTTGAGTATCATAGAAGCCAGTTCGTTGAAATACATTTCGTCGGTAGGTATCTCATCGTCAGCAGCCATGATTTGGTTAGCAATGGACTTTTTCTTGTGGATGATGTCGTAGAGCGCACGGTCGATGGTATGGCGACCGATGAGGTAGTAACACGTCACGTTATCTTTTTGTCCAATACGGTGCGCTCTGTCTTCGCACTGGCAGCAGTCGGCATAAGTCCAAGGAAATTCTACGAAAGCCACGTTTGACGATGCCGTCAGCGTCAGTCCAACACCAGCAGCCTTGATTGAGCAGATAATCAACTGGCTATATCCGTTTTGAAAACTGTCAACGGCTTGTTGCTTCGATGTGGCATTATCGCGCCCTGTTACGCGTACAGCATCAGGAAACGCCTTGCACAGTTCATCTACAATCTCATGGAGTGAGCAGAACAGGATGAGTGGTTTGCCGGATGCAAGGAAAACGCGAACAAAGTCAATGGCTTGCTTTACCTTACCCTTGGCAGAGAGCGAGCGCAGTGTCATGAACTTGACAAGAGCCTCCATGCGCATCTTGCGACGTATCTCCCAATCGGAGCACTCCTTATATTGACGCAGGTACTCGGCAAGGTCTTCTGCTGCAAGTTCGTATTCCTCACGATTGGATATTTCCACATAGAGGTCTGTACGCGTCTTGTCGGGCAGTTGCGTCAACACCTTTGCCTTTTCACGTCGTATCATGCAGCGGCGGTAGAGTTGCTGAGACAGTTCTTCAAGGTTGTCATTTTCTCCATAGTCAGCGAGGAACTTGCCACGACCTCCAAACTCCTGTAACTTGCCCATGATGGAGAGTTGGGAAACCAAATCTTCTGCACGATTGACAACAGGCGTACCCGAAAGGAGAATACGGAAGTCCTTGCCCTCAACAATGCCCCGTGTGAAGATTGTCTGCTGTGCGCTTGGGTCTTTGACACGGTGGCTTTCGTCGATGATAACCGAGCGAAAAACCTTGATGGCATCATTGAATACAACATCTTTGAGACGGAAAGAACGACGGTCTGAAGAATTGATGTCCCAAACGAAATACTTGCGTAGGCTCTCATAGTTGACGATAGCAACATGGAACATACCCATTTGCAGGAAATACGGCCATGCCGTGCGTGTAGCGTTGTCAAGTACAAGTGCTTTCTTGTTTGTGAACTTCTCAAACTCACGCTGCCAGTTGATTTTAAGAGAGGACGGACAGATAACGAGCGCAGGGTAGGCGTTAGCCGTATCGACAATGCCGATGGACTGGAGTGTCTTACCAAGTCCCGGTTCATCACCGATGAGCAGCCTGTGTTTGTCAAGCCCGAAGATGATACCCTCACGCTGGTATGGGTATGGTTCTATTTTAAGATTGTGTTTCAGTTCCATCTGACTATAAGTTTAAGCACCAATACTGGAAAGCCAGTTCTTCATATTTCTCACGTCCACGGTTGTAAATAGCGTCGCCACGGTTGATGAACTTCTTGAACACGCAGCAGTTCTTTTTGCTGATGCCGTAGATGAAATCACGGTCGGAGTGTGCTATATCCATGTACCATGCACGGCTCCTGTCCCAGTCGAAGAAGTCCACAGCCTCGTCAAATTCTTTCTGCGTAGAAGCGAAAGTCGTTTTGAGGTCGCCACCAAAGCCGAAAATGTCAAGGAACCAATCCCACTTGCAGCGAGTGTCGAGAGTGAAAACAAACCCACCATACTCGAATTGCTGTTGCTTATTTACCATACAGCGTTGCGTGTCCGCTATCTCCAGCACCTTTGCAAGGAAAGCGTCATTGCGAGCCTCCCGACGCAAAGAGCGGTACATTTCCTGTGCGTGTCGGAACTCGTCTTCCGTGTACTGAACATCGTCCATGGTGTACTGGTAGTAGTTCACGCGGTCGGGTTCTGTGATGATGGCATCGACAAGAGAGCCGAAGCGGAACGCTGCTTCCTTATCGCCAAACTGTAGGCGCGGATGGAGCAGGTTTTTGAGTTCGGTGAGGTCAGAGTTGCTGACCTCACTTCGCTCGTAGTAGTTTATATCTTGGATATTCATCATAATCAAAGCATTTCTGTTTCTTCATCGTCGATACTCCAGTTTTCGCAGTCAGCCATTACGTCTTTCCAAAACGATTTTGGTTTGTTAGGCATCTTGCCATCGGCAAGTTCTTTGGCTGTTTCTTTGAGCAGGTCAATGAGTTCTTTCGGTGTACGATAGGTATCTTTGAAGTCGGACAGCCAATCGGTATCGGAGAAATCATCACCGTCACGATAGCCAAAGCCGTCCTCGTCTTTTTCCCATGTACCAGGCACATAGTTGGTAGTCTCGACGGTTGCAGTGCGACGCATGGTGCAAGAATACTCGATGTCATGCGATACTGGTTCGGGGTCTGACTGGTTCCACGGAGCGTTTGGGTCATGCTCCGCACCTGCTGGGTAATATCCGCTTTCGTACATAGTTACTTTGCTTTTACATCGTCCACGTATTCAATATGTTCAGACTGGATAAAGATTGGGTGCTCTTTGTCGTTAGCCAGTTTGTTGCAGTATGTCAGTTGCTTTGAGAAAATCTTTTCAAGTTCAGCAACAGAGAGTGTGCAGCCGTGTTGCGCCCACCACATACCAACTACCTGCATGAAGCCCTCAGAGTTTAGTACGTTGAGGCGTTTTTTGACAGATGTTTTCGGCTGATACTGGTTGACCTGTATTTCAGCGGCACCAAAGAGACCGTCCATTTCCTGTTTCTGTGCAGCGAGTTCGGCAGCAGCTTTCTCCTTTGCCTCACGTTCGACACGTTCTTTCTCTCGCTGTTCGGCTTCCTTGCGCTCGCGCTCCTCCATCTGTTTCTTGATACGCTCTGCCTCCTCCTTGTTGGCTTTGGCAATGCGCTCCAATTCCTTGCGCTTGGATGGCAGACGGTCAAGAATGTCGTCGCGGTTGGTTGAAATCTCAAAAGTGAATTGTTCCTTGAAACGCTGCTGTATCTTCTGCTTCACTTCGGCAGCGATGGCACGCGCGTCTTCGGGCGAGAGAACTGAGGGCATCAGCACTTCGGGACGAAGCGCATTGAACCAGTCCTGTGAAAGTTGGTCGCTGGTGTTTTTCACTCCATCGTAAACGATGGCATAGTTTTCAAGTGTCAGAGACTTGTCAAGTTCGATAAGACGGTTACACGTAGAAGCAACAAGTGCATTGAACTGACGCAGGAGGTCGTCTTCGACATCGGTAGCATACTTGTTCTTTGCCATCACCTTAGCCTGTTCCAACTGCTTTCTGCGCTGCTCTGCCTCGTATTCCTCACGTTTCTTGGCAGCGTATTTGTTGCGGTACTCCTGCAACTGTGCTGCAACCGTTCCTTTCTTTGCAGGGTCAACCTCGTTTTCCAGTTTTGTATAGACCGAACGAATGTTGTCAAAGAGTTGGGTAACGGCAGAGCGTTTGCCGTTCATCTTCTTCAATGTCTTCTTCGCACGTTCAATGAATGTTGCAATCTCTTGGTCGAGTTCGTCGGACATACCCTCTGTATTTACGCGGTTGAGCAGTTCCTGTCCGAACTGGAGGCAGCGGTCGTGCGAAACGCTGTTCTCCTTGAAAGCCTGTGGCGCGACTTTTGCAATCGTGCCTACATTCTGCGGTTCAAAAATTGTTATTTCTGTTGTCATGATGATACCTGTTTTGTGGATTGAATAATGTTTATGCAAGGTTGAACCAAGCAATACTCTACGTATCTTGCGGACATCCTTTGCACGCGCTTTCTTTTCTCTCGTTAGAAGCCATCATCATCACCGGCATCTACGGTTACACCTGCAGAAACGTCGTTGGCAGGAGGTCCAAACGGCTGTGGCTCTGGCTGCATGACCTCGCCAGTCTCGGTGTTAACGCCATACAAATCATCGTTTATTTCGATTTCTTTCTCCTCAACCTGCTGGCTCTGCAACTCAGTACCACGTCCAATGCGGACTTTCGGATAAGTCTTGAAAGCGTGTTTGATACACTTCGCCATGAGGAAACCACTGTCAATATTGACCACGCCTTGCTGGTCAACTCCATAGAGAGCGTTGGCACCACCATTCTTGTTCTGACGTGCGCTGTACTGAGCAAGGCGCACCCAGTCTTCTTCTGTCATTACAGAGTAGTCGATGCTGCCATCAGCGCGAGTGATACGGAGGTAGCAAGCCACGATACGCTGACCAGTGTGAGGCAGGTGGCACACATATTCCACTTCCTTGCGTCCGTTCTTGTCGGAGAAAGAAAACTCGTCGTTGGCATACACCAGTACCGGGTTGTCGGCATGACGTATCTGTCCAGCACGTTCGCGCAGCACCAGTTCGCCGTAAGCAGAGATAGTGAGAACAACGCGACCCTCCCAGTTGTAGATGATGTAGCCCTTTTGGTCTTTCAAAGGTCTGCCTTGCTGGTCGAGTTTCGGAGTTGTCTTTTGGTTGCGTCCGATAAGGTAGCACAAGGCGCGTGTACCTTGTTCAAGCGATAGACCACACACTGCGAGGTCGATAAACGCTGTAAACAAAGAGAAGTGAGTGCCTTTTTGCAGGTCGGGTGTATCGCGCAGCAACTTGTTGAAGTAGTTGCTTTCGCGCTCGTAGGCTGCTTCGCCTGTGCCATTACCCCAAAGGGTATCATAGATGTTGATGAACTTGTCGCGAACGATAGGCGACGTTACGATGTCGAGGGGCTGCATTTCGTTAAGCTGCTCGACGGTGAGAGTGATTTGACTCATGATTGATACTATTAAATGGTTTAACTTATAATTTGTCTATGTAGAAGCGGATGCACTCGGAAGTGTTGACGCTCGTCATGTAGTCGTACTGGAAATCGTCCTTTGTACCTTTGGGGTTGTGATGGAGCATCGGACGCTGGAGGACGCGGAGCCACATATCATTTAGTTTTTCACGCGCAGCAGCCTTTGCCTTATGGTTGCAAGCCTCCTGTGTGAAGCGGTGAATAACGCGAGGGTGCTTGCCGTCGGTAGTTTTGTAAATTGCGTAATCCATATTCGTTAGCGTTTGAAGTAATCTTGTTGCGTCTGCTGAAGAAGTCGTAAGTCTGCCATGCAATACTCCACTTTGCCCGGACGCTTGCAAGGATGTATGCGTCCCTCCTTGCGCCAGCGGTCAACATTGGCACGTCCGAAGATGGAGTAAGCCTTTCGTTGGCTGACCGTCTTAGGGTCTGCCTCCGCACGCTGCATCTTGCGAACTATGCGCGATGAAAGGTCGTCCATGAACGTGTCGTATGACACCACCTTGTCGGGAAACTGGATATAGGTACTCATGGTTATTCTTCTTCTGCGAGTGCTGTTAACTCATTGATTTTGCCCTTGGCATCCCAATACTTGCCAAGACGATAGATGATGTAGGCGAGACCAAAGCCAACACCCTTTGTAAACAGGAGATAACCCATGTCGTCGCAGTCGCCGAGAATGAACACGGCAGCGACCATCACAAGCACTGCAAGCACGATAACGCGCCAGTTTCTGAATGGAGTGAACAATTCTTTCATGATTAGTTTCTTTTGATGATGATAGTTGCACCATTGTCGGGTGTGGTTATCTCAAACTCAACACAGCCAGCACGCTGGTTAAGGCGTGTGGCTGCACTCTTGACCGTGCTATAAGGCGAGAAGTCCTTGCAC